TGTGTTTTAGCAGCATCAAAACCATTTGTAATCCCTTTCACGGTTTGGATGCTTTTTAAGTCTGAATTCAAACCGTTGATTTCATATTCGGGGTTTTTACGGTCTTTTATAAACTCGCTATGCGCTTTTATTTTGACGCTAACACCCAATTCGTCTACCAGTGTTTTTGCGTATTTATGATTGATTTCAATATCATAAGGATCTGCCCAGGTGGAAACTTCAAGCTTGGCTTTTTTGTTAGTATGCACAACGTTGTAATCAGGGCTTGAAAGTTTCAAGTTCTCAAAGCTTGCCTTTATTTTTTTAGCATCGGCAGCAGGAAATATAAAGTAAGGATGTTCCTCTTCATTAAATGTCATGTTGCTTTTGCCTACGTGTCCATGAAAGCCGGGCGTAGGTTCACCGGTTGCGGTTCCGGGAGTGGCCGGTTCATCCGTTTGAGTAACATAGCATCGACAACGCCATCCGTTTGGCGGGTACCATTTGTCCCAAAATGCATCATCTATCGGTTTGATTACATCGTGGAGCTGTCTATGCTCTTCACGAACTCGGTTATCTTTTACCGTTTTGTATTTTAGGTTTGGATATAAAACTTTTTGATCGTTTATTTTTTGCCATTTCTCCGCCATTGCCCCAGAACGATTAGCCGTTACAAACTCATTTTCGAGATATTGAACGTTGTACTCCTGGTTCACTTTCAAAGCTTCTTTTTTGAAGTCTGGAAACGATTTATTATTACCTAAAAAGTAATTTATTTTAGCAAGCTCCTGAAAGGTTTTCGCACCCGAAAAGCGATACAAGTTTTGCTTGAGTTGTAGTTTGCTTTTGGAATTGGAGGTATAATCAACAAAGTTATCACCGTAACCCGTTTGCATAGATCCTTTTAAATCTCCTAAAATCGTCGTCAGTAAATCGCCGTTTAGATCCGATGGCTTTAATTTTCCATCGTGTAACTGCTTGGCGATAGTCTCAATTAGTTTAGTATAATTAGTAAGATCTACCGCCTCATAAATACCGTGGTCATGATCGCATACATGACCATAAAACGCTACAGTTTCGTTCTGTAAAAAGCTACTGGCTGTAACTTTTGAGACTTTTTTTTTTGAGTGCTTTCCAGCGTTGCTAATTGGGTGGTTGGCTCTTGTTTTAATCCAACAATCGGAATTCCCGTTTTGTCAGTGATAAATTTAGTGTCCACCTCAAAACCTGCAGTAGATAGTTTACCCACCATTTCCACAATTTCTGCAGGTGTCATTTCTTTGGAATCGTCCCAATCGAAAGTGTAGTTTTTTAGGACTCCATAAACCGGGCTAATCAATTGCAAACGCCAAAGCAGCTCCGCATTGATTAAATCCTTAATATCAGTTTTATCGGCATCATGACGGTCATCAGACACATCTTGCATTACCTTCAAACTGCCATACGTTCCTTTGGCATTGGCATCGGTGGTACCATCTTGACCAAGTATTCTTTTGGTCATTTCAGAGTTCATACGATCAATTAACTTATCGAATATCTCGTAAGAACTGGCACCACTGGAATTCATTACCTCAATTTTCTCATTGCCTTTCAATACCGCCCAATGGTTACTTACCATATTAGCCATCATGTCTGCCAATTCATTCTCACGGCTTTCGCTATAACTGTCCGTTGTTACCCAACGTGGCGGAATGCCGTATTTTTCCACAAATTCTGCCCATGAAGCTTTGGCAAACTTCTTGGTCAAAGCATCGGGAGCAACATCTTTCAATATGCCTAAATCCTTGTTTTTACCAATTTGGATATAATACGGTTTCAAAGGATCCTCTTTGTAAGAGTAGCCGGTTTCGTCACCGTTTTCTTTTACAATTAATCCTTTTAGCGGTAATATGTTTTCTTGCTCAATAGCATTTACGTTATCGAGTCCCATTGTTTCCGGGTTCAAGTCCCAAAGCTCCACAACCGTTGTGCCTCTAAACTTGGCCATGATAGCATGGTAAATAAAAGAGTTGAACCACGGTTGCTCAAACAATTTACTAATTTCTGCATTAGATTTCCCTGAGGCATCTACGAGCTTAAACTTAGATTGCTTTATTTTCAAAACACGGCTTTCAATCACTGAAGCCAAATGACTGTCTAATAAAATGCTGTCGCAAAGCTCAATGTAGGGCTTGCGATTCGCATTTTCGGCCAGTTGTGCCAAGGTCAAAGCATCCTTCCATTTCTTGATGGTTTGCACGCTTAGCGACTTGCTTTTTGGTAAGATGATATTGGATGGTCTGTTTTCGTAGGTTTTACCCACTTTTGCTCCTTGTGCCATAAATTATAAATAAAGGTCTTCGTTTTTACTATTGCCCCAAAGGACTTGTTTGCGTTCCACGGCTTTCAATGGAAGCTCCGGGCTTTCTACCCCATCCCTAACATCATTGAGCCATTTAATCGCCCAATTGTAGTTGTCCTTAAAATCCGTTGGAATCTTTCGAGCGGCGTTTCTTTTCACTACAAAATAATTAACCAAAGCGGTTAACACCTGTTTAACTATGGGTTTGTCCTCATAATCAGATTCAGAAAATACCACGGCAGTATCAAACCGGCTACGCAGTTTACTTTTAATAAAAGCAATTTGTTGTAGCTCAATATTGTCCAGTGCGACCAAATCCTCTTGAACACTATCATCAATATAGTTTTCAAAAAGTTGTGTTTTTAAGTCGTCTTCAGTTAAAAAAGATAGTGCCATTAATATACGTGTTTGCGTTCAACTCTTCCTGCCATTGGTCTGCCCGGTGGCTTTGGCGGAATCCATTTTGATAAAAAGGTAATGCATTGCTCATCTGCATCCGGTGAGTCATCGTGACCAGTGTAACCGGGTTCTATGCCTAATAATAATGCGTTACCGACTATCGTGTCGTTATGCGATTTCATTTTTTCATTATACCAAACCCTATTGTTTTGGTAGAAACTGTATTGTGAAATGATTCGGCTTTCTTTTTTACCTTTAGGAATGTTTACCTGTGTAAGCCTTAGATCAATGCTTTTTTCCTCTTCTACCTTTTCAATAACTTCTTTTACGGCATCATTCCAAAACTGGGACTCAAATCGCCAAAGTATTTTTGCACCTTCTGGTAGCCATTTTTGATAATCTGCCATAAACTCTACGGCAGGCTTCATTTTGGACTTTTTCACATAGCTAGTGATGTAGTAAAATTGTTTTTCTTTTAGCCCCCAAATCCTTACAGCGTTATAATCGGCTTTTGGATTACCGGAGTAGGCAATATCCCAATGCCCTACAATACATTCAAAGTGATCTATTCTAGGTAAAGCGGTCCATTGTATGTCTTCAGGTTTCCAATATTTACCCTCTACGTGTGGCTCCTGATTGTATTCTGATTGAGCTGCTAATATGTCATCGTCTTCAATTTCCTTATAGTAGTTCTTATCATACTTTTGATGCCAACGTGGTCTATATGTAACTGAGTCGTACGCTTTGACATGGTGAACACGCCATTTTGGGTGCCTTGCTTGTAGTTTCTTTTGAATCATTATAGGTGCAAATGCATTATTCGCCTGCATAAATCTTCTAGTTTCACCATCCATAGTAGGAATCAATGAGCGCTCAATCCAAGTTACAAGCGTGTCCTGATTCTTTTCGTTACTGATGGTCTCTTTGCTTTCAATATCATCCACACAAATGTAGTTTGGACGCAAAGGACCTACTCTTAAACCCCTACAGTTTTGCCCAATTCCTAAAGCTTGACCAATGAATTTACCGTCTTTAGTTTGCCATAATTTTTCATCCCAACCTCCAAACTTTTTTTGCTCTCCAAAATCGGCAATAATTTGAGTATTGTTTTCAAATTCAAGCCTTAAATCTTCCAGTAATTGAGTGGCTTTACTTGCATTGGTTCCAATGATAACCATGTACACCTTTTCATCATTTAGCCAAAGCCAAAACGGCAATAAGGTATTGCACACAACGGACTTAGCCAACCCACGACCCCATTCACAAAAGCCTCGAAAGTTTTTATCTTTCTTAACCCATTTTGCGTATTCTATATGGAAATCGGGAGTTTCAAACGTAGCAT